AAACTCCTTGAATGGAATGTATTCCCACTTTTGGAATATTTGCCTATCACTAAACACCGCACGTTGCCCTTCACCATACACCCGCCAATAATCGGGATCACGATATTTGATGCGCTCAATTTCCTTCACGAGTTCCAATGGCAAAAACTGATTATCCTTGTAAGTTGTAACCGAAAGGAAACAATCATCACGATCAATGATTTCATCATATAACCAATGCACTGGATCGGATGGATTGAAGTCAATTAAAATTTCCTCCGTTGTACGCATATTGATTTGGCTAAAATCCTCATAAAACAATTCATTCGCTTCATTCAAAAAACAATGTGTGCGTTTGCGCCCTCGTATCTTTTGGCTATCATCAACGCTTAAAAATTCAACCAAATGATTTTTGTATTTGAATGTGTTTTCGGATTTGTTATGCACCCCTTGATAATACAATCCAAGTTTTTGCAATAATGAAATGAAATCCCTTTGCACTGATCCTTTCAATGCAGGGAGTGTTTTCCGTACGATTGAAATCACCAATGCATCCTTTCGTGTTGTAAGTAAATAGATGAGGTACTGGCAAAGCGCATACGTTTTCCCGCTCCTTGTTCCCCCTTGAAATACTTTGATCCGTTCCTTTGCCTCAATGGCTTGATAGAATTGGATGTTGCAATATTCCGTTACTTTTCTTTTTTCGATGGATGCCATTCAATGATTTTGCTTTCAACTTCACCATCAATTTGCACTTCACTGCGCTCAATGTATCCACGCTTTTTGCCTTTGGTTTTCAATAGGAAAATTGTTGCAGTTGTATTGCCTTCTTTGATTTGCTTGTGGAGTTGTGATTCAGCAAAGTCAAGTGTGATATCTTGCAAATCATCAACCGCCTTTTTGTATTCAGGATCTGCCTTCATCCAGTTGTAATGCGTTTGCCTATCAATGCCCACTGTTTTGCAAGCGGTTGTAACAACGCAAAGGGATTTTTCCAATGCAGCGATCATTGCTTTTTTTAGTGTCGAATTTTGCTTATTTGCCATACTACAAAAATATAAAAAAAAAGCCACCCTATTGGATGGCTATTGTTTTGAATTGGTTTTGGTTATGCTAAACACCATCTATTGAATCCATCTGTTAAACTTTTATTTTCAACAAATGTATTGTGCAATTCAATTCTTTCAAGGAAATTAGTTTCCAAACCTCTTGCATAAAGGTATTTTTTTGTTGCTCCCAAAACTTTATATTTTGTGTTAGGGTTTGCCATATCAACGTATTGAATTGTTTGTCCGAATTTTAAATCTGTTGCTTGAAGTTTCATATCTGTTTGTTTTTGTTGATACAAATATATGAGAAAAAATTCTTTCCCACAAGTAAAAAGTAAAAAAAATTAAACTTTTTTAATCCATAAGATGAAAAACCCTATTGCAGCGATGGTAAAATGGTATTCATCATTTGCAAAAAATGTGTTTTTCTTAATGAATGTTTGGTGATGTTTGTTGAATCCAAATATGAAAGTTCCAATTTTGGTTTCGTTTGTTTCAAAGTATGTTTTCATTTTCCGCAGTATTCACAAAATTCTTTTGGCTCGTTTTCTTTTGGTGAATCATCCTGATCATCATTTTGTGTAGCATCTTGCCACACATCCAAACCCCAATCATCCAAATCATTGGCATCCCATTCGTTTGCCAATATATCCCAATCCCATTCACCAAATCCAACATTGTCCTTGATGATAAATTCTTTTTTCTTTTCATCACTCCATCCAATTGCCTTATCAATCCACACTTCAAACAATCCCGCACTTTTACACGCTTTGAGGCGCATATTGCCACCCAATACAACCATATTTTCATCAACGATGATTGGTCGCTTTTCAAGCATTTCAGGAAATTCCTTGATTGATTTTACTAACTTTTTGAATTTTGAATCCTTGACAAATCGTGGATTGTCTGGATTCGGTTTGATTGATGCGATATTAACTTTCCGCCTCATAAGAATACCAAATGATGTTGAAACCAAACACAAACAAAAGTATTTGAAAAACGTGTTCACGCATTCCATCAGTACGTTCAATCCCTTGCAAATCGGAATCAATGTAGTTAATGCCAATGGTTAAACCATATATTGGAAAAAAAGTGATTGCAAGATTCATCCCTTGTGTTTTTTGTAAAAGTACAAATATATTTCCCAAATCTTTTGATGCGCTTCATCAATTTTTGCGTATGCCTTTGGTGAATTGCGTTTGTTTCCTTTGTGATCAAGCACAATCCAGAACTCGTTTTTGCGAGGCACAACATATTGCTTGATGCCATTTTTAAAGCACCAACTCATTGCCTTTTGCATTTCACCCGTTGGAGCAAACTTGAATCGCTTCATAAAAAATTGTTATTACATTGTAAGCACAAACCCACACTCCAATTGTGATTGCTGCAATGATTGCCCACGCTATTGTTTTTGTGTAGTTTCTTTTCATTTTCCTGATTTTTAAAATGGAACATTTGTATCTTTTATCACTTCAAATTTTTTGTTTTCCGCCTCAAGCGGTTTATACACCCCGCCATTTGTGAAATCTGGAGCAACTTCAAAATCCCCCAATTGCCCGTTTTCCTTGCGTTTCACCTTTTCAATGTACAAGCGCACCGCATCGGATTTGTATTTGGTTTTTTGCCCAATACACCTATACACAACAATTCCATTGTATGCCTTATTAAAAAAATCCGCACTTCCTGAAATATCGTACAAAGTTGGTTTTTTATATACACCCTCAACCGATTCAATTTTTCGTGGATGTGCCACCAAAAAAAGATGCGTGTTTGTTTGTTGGCAAAATTGCGTAATTTCTGAAAGCACCCGCCCAATGTAGCTGAAATCCCTTTGCGCTGAATGATCAAGCATATTCCAAGGATCAATCACACAAACGTTGATTCCCTTTTGAAATACCAATTCCCGAAACGCATCCAAAATACCTTTCAATGTAAGGTTTTCAAGGTCGATTTTTATCCAATAAAAATGATCCTCAATGAAATCCTTTGTGTTGTTTAAGTCATCCGAATTGCACATTTTTTCATTTAGTTTGTTGGCAATTCGTTTTATATGCCCTTCATAGGGAAATGATTCAGGTGAAAACATTGCGCATCTAAAATCATATTTCGTGGCCAAGTTGCAAAGCACCTGATCCACAACATCCGATTTTCCCGAATTGGGAATCCCAGTGACAACGCTCCATTCACCCATTGCAATTTTGAAATACGAATCCGATTCACCCATTCCAAGTGAATAGTTTTTGATGCCCTTTTCATTGTAGGATAAAACATTATCCCAAATGTTATTTATATTCAACACCCCCTCCAAAGGAAAGTTTTTCGCATCCTTGATGATGTTTCGCAGCGTTTCCGCTCCTTTTGATATCAATACCTCATTCGCATCCTTGTATTGCCCGAATTCAACGTATTTGCAACGATAGTTGCCAAACCGCCTTGCTAATTCATTACGCAACTGCAATCCCGCATCATCATTATCAGTGCAAAGAATGATTTCCTTTTTGTTTTTAAAGTACTTAAAGCAATTATCAAGGTATTCAAGTTTTTGATTGCCCTTTGATGCACCATTTGGAACGGAGCAAACGGAATACAATCCCGCCTCGTGCAATGAAAGCGCATCCATTTCACCCTCCACAATGTAACACCGATCAACATCTTTTAAATTATCAATGCCATAAAAAATCAATTCAGCACCCGAAACGAGTTTGAAATTCTTTTCCGCATCCCTAAATTTTACATTGATGAGTTCACCTCCACGAAAATAATTGAAGTTGATGCACCGCCTTTTCTTTTGCACTTGTGGCATATATTCAAGTGATTCACCAATTTTCCAGTGCGCTAATGTTGGCTCAGTGATTCCACGTTGTGCAAACCAATCCACAACACGATCATTCAAATCAACACTCACTTTTGGAGGTTTGATGTATTCTTTTTTGCGCTCAAACTTTACGCTCCCGCTCCATCCGCAGTTATGGCAATTGTACACACCTTCATCAATCGTAACCGACAAACAAGGATCATTTTTCTTTTTGCGTGTGTGTGAGCATTTAGGACAAGTTGTTTTTTCGTATCCTGATTGTTTTTTCAGGACAATTACAAGGTTTTCAAGTTTATGTTTCATTTTGATAACTTAAAAAATAATTTAATCCGATTATCATCATTTGAATAGTAAGTGCATAAATAATCGCAAAATAAATTCCCGCTTTCATTATGAATTTTTGATTTCTGTTTAGTTTCATTTTTTTGTTTTATTAATTAAATTTATTAATTTCTTTACGTTGTCTATGTTTATGAATTGTATCTTATCGCTTGTTTCAAATACCTCAACAACCCACCCCCCATTTATTAGTTCATCATTAGCGTTTGTTATTAACGAGAAACCCTTTGCAAAGTCATAAACATAATAATAAAAACCATCACCAAATTCCTTATTGAATCCTAAATTTATCAAATCCTGTTCTTTCATATTTTAGTTTTTAAAAAAATTAGTTCATCCATTGTAAGCATATCAAATGGCTCAAGCACGTAAGACAAAACACGAGTGTGCCTCAAACGTTTTTCATTGAAAACCATCCCATTGGTTGCAAATCCTTTAAACTCAAACCTCCTGTTATTACCTTGAAAAAAGGCAAATATATCCACATCACAAATTGAGTACTTTGGAATCATCATTGGATTGTTGATATTTCGTGAACACTTTACATCAACGCTCCATCCATTCCACGTTGCATCATATTTGTCCGTACCTTTTATCTTTGAAGTGTTGCCAACACTAAAATCAGGCATCAAATTCATTTCCCTACAAAATATGTATTCCGCAGCAAAACCCACATAATTGAGTTCTAAGCCACTATTATCATTCACAGTACCCAAACCATCAATGCCACTGCGTTCCTTGTTTATTTGCCTTTGTTTTGCGTGAAAACGTATCAAATCGCTTTCCCACTCATCTAAAAAATATGTTTTATCCTTTTGCATCAAGATATTTTTTTAAATTTTCATATTCCGTTGTGCCAAGTTTGTACACCAGTGCGAAATCATCCAACTCCGCATTTTTAGTGATTGCGCCAATCATTGGTTTTCCCGCAGGATCATTGTATTTGTAAAACTTGATGAGGTTTGGGATCAACTTGTACGCTTGTGGCTTTTCTGATTTTTGCCCATCCATAAAGCGGTGAATGTACA